GACTACGCGGTCAAGACCGCCAAGGGCATGCGTATCATCGAACGTAACGAGAAGACGGCTTTCCTGACCAAGCACCTTCGGGCCTACGGAGGCAAGGGGGAGTTTGAGGGATCAAAGCTTGGCCGCGTCCTGCGGCGGATCGTGTTCTCCGGGAAGGGACTGGTTAGTAAGCCCGCCAACCCGGAAAGCGTAATCCTCGGGGCCAGTAAGGCTTCGGGGTATGAACTTCCCAGAGAGGAGACTCACACCATGAATGCTGAAGAAGTCCAAAAGATCGAGGCGGAAGCCGCTGAGGCCAAAGCCAAGAACGAGAAACTGGAAGCCGAACTGGCCGCCGCCGCCGAGAAGCTGGCGAAGATCGAAGCCGAGCAGCGTCTGGCCCGCCTGACCGCCTCGGTGGTCGAGAAGCTGGAAGCCGAACAGGCTCACGCAGCGGCCATCGCCTCTGTGCTGTCGGCGTTGTCCGACGAGCAGTTCGACGCCGCCGTCGCTGCCACCAACGACTACCTCGCGGCCAAGCTCGCCGCCTACAAGGAAGCGGCCAGCAAGGCCAAGGCTTCCGAGGACCTGACCGCCACCGTCGAGACCCTGAAGGCTCAGGTGGAAGAGTTGAAGAAGGTCGCAGCCGAAATCACCCCCGCCCCCAAGGGCCTTGGCGAGGCGACTCCTCCCAAGCCGACCCCTGTGGCGACCATCCCCATGGAAAAGGGCGCCGTGCCCCCGGAAGCAGCCCCCGTGGTTGCCACCGTTCTTGAAAACGTGATCCCGAGTGAGGAACCGGCCCTCGCGGGGACCGTGGCCAACCAAAGTGTGAACAAGGTGGCCGCTCAGATCGCTGCGTTCTTTGGCGCAGACGAAGCTGAGAGTAAGACTGACGCCGAGTAATTTTCTCACCCACAAGGAGACGAGAGAGATGGCACTTAAACCTGATCGTCACATTCTGGAGACCGACATCTCCCTCGTGTGCAATGATGTCCACGAGAAGGGAGCAGTTCTGGTCTACAGCACCGCTGGTAGCGGCACCGCGCTGTATACCCCCGGTGTGGCCACCCTGGCTGCTAACCCCTCTGGCAAGGTCCCCGCAGGCGTCAGCCTCGCAGCCTTTGTCAACATCGACCAGACCCGTCAGAAGAGGAACTTCCAGCGCGATGAGCAAGTCATCGGCGAGAAGGCTCCCCTGCTGAAGAAGGGCTGGGTCGTCACCGACATGATCGTGTCCGGCCAGGCCGCCTCGATCGACGCTGGTGTGACCGCCTACCTCGGCGCAAGCGGCAAGCTGACCACCGTGGCCAGCACCAACCCCAAAGTCGGCCAGTTCGCCAACAAGGTGGACGCCGAAGGCTTCGTGAAGGTCTACATCGACCTTCCCGCTGTCTAATCCGGTAACCTCTCAAGGAGATCAGTAAGATGAAGAAGCCCAGTGATGAGATGGTTGCCCTGCTTCGGCGTGCTGGCGACCACGGTTTCGAGACTGCCAGCGCAGCCCAGGCTGAACTGGCCAAGGCCCTCACCATGCCCCTCCGTCAGGGCATCCTGAAGGGTGACATCGTCAGCGGCATCTACCAGCCGATTTACTTCGCGCCCGGTACCGCTGTTGAGTTCCCCCTCGACTTCCTGGCTCCAGGAACCGAGAAGGACTTCGTGGCCTACACCGTGCCTGCTCAGGGTCGCATCCCCGAGAAGCACGTCAGCGGTGACTTCGTGATGGTTCCGACCTACGAAGTGGCCGACTCGATCGACTTCGCCCTGAAGTACGCTCGTGACGCCCGTTGGGACATCGTGGGCCGCTGCATGCAGGTCCTCGAGGCTTCCTTCGTCCGCAAGATGAACGACGACGGCTGGCGCACCATCCTGTCGGCTGGCAACAGCCGCAGCTTGACGGTGTACGACAGCGCCGCCACCCCCGGCCTGTTCACCAAGCGTCTCGTGGCCCTGATGAAGACCATCATGCGCCGCAACGCTGGCGGTAACAGCACCTCGGTGAACCGTGGTCAGCTGTCCGACCTGTACCTCAGCCCCGAGGCCCTGGAAGACATGCGCTCCTGGGACCTGAGCCAGGTCGACGACTTCACCCGTCGCGAGATCATGCTGTCCGGCGAAGGCAACGGTGAGTACGGTCTCACCAAGATCTTCGGCGTGAACCTGCACGACATCGACGAGCTGGGCGTGGGTCAGGACTACCAGTCCTACTTCATCGACACCCTCGGCGGCACCCTGGACTTCGGCACCGGCAACGACGAGAAGCTCGAGCTGGTCGTCGGCCTCGACCTCACCAAGGACGACTCCTTCGTGATGCCGTGGCGCCAGGAAATCGAAGTGTTCGAGGACCCCACCTTCCATCGTCAGCGTCGCGCTGGCTTCTATGGCTTCGGTGAGTACGGTTTCTCGATCCTCGACAACCGCCGGGTTCTGCTGGGCGCCCTGTAATAGGAAGCCCGACAAAGCAACTCACGCGAGGGCAGCCGCAAGGCTGCCCTTGTGCTTTATAAGGTGTAAATTCCGGTGGAGGATACAGATGAACGCCTACCGGATCGTCACCCGAATCCAGGACCAGGACGACTTTACTGGCGTCCCGCAGTCCGGACAAGTCGTTTACTTTGACGCCTCCTCCGGCAAGTTTACCCCTGCCGATCTCCTGCCGCTCATCCCCCCGGTTGGCAGGACCCTTTCTGGCTTAACGGACGTTCAGGTGGTGGCCCCGTCTGGCAATGACGTCCTCATGTACCGCTCTGGCGACCAGAAGTGGACGAACGAACACATTCTTGACGGAGGCAACTGGTAATGGCGAACACGATCAGGATCAAGCGTAGGACTTCGGGGGCGACCGGTGCCCCGTCATCCCTGTACAACGCCGAGTTGGCCTTCAACGAAGTCGACAAGACACTCTACTACGGCTACGGCACAGGCGGGGCGGGCGGCACTTCCGGTTCCGTCATCGCCATCGCGGGCGAAGGGGCCTTTTTGGCATTGTCCGGGGCCGGGACGGTCAACCTCGGGCGGGCCATCAACTTCACCGGGACGCTGGACTTCCAGGGTACCACCACCGCCCTGACGGTCACAGCCAACGACAACAGCACGAAGGTCGCCACGACCGCCTGGGTTCGCAACCAGGGCTACATCACCGACAACCAGACGATCAATGTCTTCGGCGATGCGACCGGCTCGGGCACGACCTCCATCACCCTGACGCTGGCCAACTCCGGCGTGACGGCTGGCACCTACACGAAGGTCACCGTCAACAGCAAGGGCCTGATCACCTCGGCCACCACGCTCGCCGCCTCCGACATCCCCACGCTGACGGCCTCCAAGATCTCCGACTTCGACACCCAGGTCCGCACCTCCCGCCTGGATCAGATGGCCGCGCCGTCTTCGGCGCTCAGTCTGAATAGCCAGAAGATCACCAGCCTGGCCGACCCCACCAACGCCCAGGACGCCGCCACCAAGAACTATGTCGACTCGACCGCCCAGGGGCTGGACCCCAAGGGTTCCGTCCGGGTCGCCACGCAGACCAACCTCAACCTGTCGTCGCCCGGTTCGACCATCGACGGCATCACGATGGTGTCCGGCGACCGTGTGCTGGTGAAAACCCAGACCGCCCCCGCCCAGAACGGCATCTATGTCTTCAACGGGTCGGCAGCCGCCATGACCCGGGCCACCGACGCCAACTCAACCAGCAACCTGACCGCTGGCGCGTTCGTGTTCGTCGAGGAAGGCTCCGATGCCAACAACGGCTATGTCTTGCAGAAGCCGACCGGGTCGTATGTCCTCGGCACCAGCAGCCTGACCTTCGTGCAGTTCAGCGGCACCGGCCAGATCACGGCGGGCGCAGGCTTGACGAAGACCGGCAACACCGTCGATGTCGTCGGGACCGCCAACCGCATCACCGTCAACGCCGACTCCATCGATATCGCCAGCACCTACGCTGGCCAGAACACGATCACCACGCTGGGCACCGTCGCCACGGGCACCTGGAACGGCACGACCATTTCCGTGTCCTACGGTGGCACGGGCGCGACGACCCTGACCGGCTACCTCAAGGGCAATGGCACATCGGCCTTCACGGGTGTCTCCACCATCCCCGGCTCGGATATCTCCGGCAACATCAGCGGCAACGCAGCCAATGTGACCGGCACGGTCGCCGTGGCCAACGGCGGTACGGGAGCCACCACCCTGACGGGTATTCTCAAGGGGAACGGCACATCCGCCATTTCGGCGGCTGTCGCTGGCACAGACTATCTCGACCCCAACAGCACCCTTGACGGCGGCTCGTTCTAATGCCCAACCTGATCCGGCTGAAGAGAAACACCTCGGCGGGGGTGTCCCCCGCTGCGGGTTCTCTGTCGACCGGCGAGTTGGCGATCAACACAGCAGACGGCGTCCTGTTCACGAAGAATGAATCGGGCACCGTCCTCAGACTCGTTCCGTTCAACCAGTACGGCCTTCTGGTCGTCGGCACCGGGGCGACAGCCCGCTCGGTCACTTGCAGCGCCTATGCGAACGGCACTTTTGCGGCAACGGGAGACGCCCAGCACAGGATAGGCAACCTCAGGATCTCCACCACGACGGCCACCCCCGCCGAGTTGTCGCTGGACGGTACGACCGCCTCCAACTCCAACACCTTCGTCCTCCCCAATAACGCCACCTTCAACTTCGACATCCAGGTGGTGGCCCGCAGGACGGACACGACCGGCGAGCATGGGGCGTGGCATTTTTCGGGCTGTGTTTCCCGCGATGCCACCGCAGGCACGACCGCCATTGTCGGGACCGTCGGCAAGACCACGGTGGCGAAGACGACCGATGCCTGGGATTGCAATGTGACCGCCGACTCCACGAACGGACGACTGGCTGTCACCGTCACGGGCCAGGCTGCCAAGACCATCCGGTGGGTCGCTACCGCCAAAATCACGGAGGTCACGGCCTAATGGCTAAAAGAATCGACCAGCTGGGCGACCGCACACCAGTCAACAACGACTGGGTGGTCTCGACGATCACCAGTGGGCCAGCGACCCGCTCCAGACTTTACCAGTTGATCCGCAACGGCCTCGACCAGTCGGTGGACACGGGCGGCAATTCCTTGCCCATCATCGGCCCCGAGAGGACGGTCACGGGATCGGGTGGACACATCCTGCTGGTTCCCGGCAAGAAGGCCGGTGGACCCGGCAACGCCCCGTCCGACTACTACGGGCGGGTCTACTTCGTCGCCTCCGGTGGCACCTCCCCCACCAATGCCGACTTCTACTTCGCCTTCGACACCGACAAGGTCCTGCTGGTGTCTGGCCAGACAGGTTCGGGCAAATCGATCCTCCTCCAGAGCGGCACCTCCACCCTCTGTTCGGTCCATATTGGCCAGAGTCTCTCGTCCGGCCCCGCCACTGTCATCGTCGGCCCCCTCATCTCCAACGGCCTGTTCGTCAACGGCTCACAGGGGGTCTTCCAGGAAGATTTCTCCTCGTTCGATGTCGTCAACCCGAAGCTGCTCTGGCCCCGCAAGGTTTCCACGCTGGCGACCTCCGGCTCCGGTGCCCCCGATGTCGGCATTGAGCGGGCGGTCAAGGGCATCCTGAAGGTCACCGATGGCTCGACGGGAGGTGGCTCTTTCTCGTCGCCGTCCACCACGCTCACTCTGGCAGGCGGGAACGCCAACAATCTTGCGATTGAAGCCGCTTCGTTCGTCCGGCTGAATGTTACCTCGGCCACGACTTTGACCGGCATCGCCGCCCCCACCAGCGGCTCCCACGCCGACGGCAGGAAGGTCAGCCTGTTCAATGTCGGCACCGCCAATCTCGTGCTGGTCAACAACGATACCGGCAGCGTCACCGAAAATCGCCTGAAGCTGAACACATCCGCCACCATAATTCCCGCAAGTACAAGCCTAGACTTGACTTATGACTCAACGGCATCCCGCTGGGTCGTTTCGGGCGGCAGCGCGGGTTCTTCCGGGGCGCAGGGAGCAGACGGGGCCGTCCAATATGCCTCCGCGGGCTTCCTTGCAGGAGCCACAGGTGTATTTACCAATGGATCGGACCTGCGAGTGCAAGGCCCCCTCCTGACCGGATCAACCAACACGCGGTGCGGCCTCTATGTCGTCCACAAGCTGACCCAATCAGCCGCCCTGGAAAAGTTGACTACGGACGGGCAGGCGGTGACTGGCAGCAATCAGGTTGTATTACCTGATAACGCAACCTATCTCTTTGATATTCTTGTTAGCGCACAGCGCGAAGATGCTATCGGGGAGAGGGCCGCGTTTCGCTTTGAGGGCGTGGCCTTCCGGAATACCGGGGCGGCTACGGTGGACATCCTCATCGGCGGCGTCAGCAAGACCAGCATATCCAAGTCCGAGGTTCCTTGGGATGTTTCCGTTGTCACGGACGCGACCAATGGGGCGATCAGCATTCAGGTAACCGGCGAGTCATCCAAGTCCATTCGTTGGGTGGCAGCCGTCAAGACAGTCGAGGTGCGCCGTGCCAATTAATTTTGACAAGAGTCCAGCCGGGTCAGTCACACTCAAGGCTCCCTCTTCTGGGTCGACGACTTTCACGCTGCCAGCTTCGGACGGCAGCAATCGCCAGCTGATCATCACCAACGGTCTGGGTGTCCTGAGCTTTGTGTCGCTCCAGGCTTCCGACATCCCCACTTTGACTGCGTCCAAGATCAGCGATTTCGACACGCAGGTCAGGACGAGCAGGCTGGATCAGATGGCGGTCCCCACCGCCTCGGTCAATCTCAACAGCCAGAAGATCATCAATCTTGCGACCCCCACCAACGCCACCGACGCAGCCAACAAGGACTATGTCGACAGCGTCAGCCAGGGACTGGACCCGAAGAACTCTGTCCATGTCGCCACCACGACCAACCTGAACTTGTCCTCGCCTGGCAGCACCATTGACGGTGTGACCATGGTCTCGGGCGACCGGGTGCTGGTCAAGGATCAGTCCACCGCCAGCCAGAACGGCATCTATGTGTGGAACGGTGCCGCCTCGGCCATGACGAGAGCCACCGACGCCGACAGCGTCACCAAGCTGAACGGCGGGGCGTTTGTGTTCGTTGAAGAAGGCAACACCTACGCCACCACGGGCTGGGTATTGCAGCAGCCTGCTGGCACATATGTTCTTGGCACCACCGCCCTGACTTGGTCCCAGTTCTCCGGCGCAGGCCAGATCACCGCCGGGACGGGCCTGACCAAATCGGGCAACACCATCGCCCTGATCACTCCGGTCACCACGGCCAACGGTGGCACGGGCCTCACGACGGTCGGCACCGGCTTTCTGAAGGGGAACGGCTCAACCCTCAGCTACGTCACCCTTTCCTCTGGCGATATTCCCGATCTGTCGGCCACCTATGTGACCTTGGCGGGTAGCCAGACGATTTCGGGCACGAAGACCTTTTCCTCGTCGCCGATCTTTTCCACGCTGACCGGCTATGTGAAAGCCAACGGGGCCAGCGCCCTGACGGCCTCTTCGACTGTGCCAGCAGGAGATATCTCTGGTACACTTGGTGTTAGCAATGGTGGTACTGGTGCTACCACTCTCACCAGCAACGGTGTCCTGTTGGGCAATGGCACCTCGGCCATTCAGGCTACTTCGGCAGGCACGGCCAACCAAGTTTTGCGCGTCCCCTCCATTGGTGGTGCGCCCGCCTTCGGAGCCATCAACCTAGCCAGTACCTCAGCTGTCACCGGCACGCTACCCATCTCCAACGGCGGTACGGGCCAGACCAGCTTCGCCTCAGGCATCCTGAAGAGCGACGGCACCACCCTGTCGGCTGGCACGATTTCGGCTTCCGACATCCCCGACCTGTCCTCGACCTATGTCACCGTCAACACCAACCAGACGGTCAATGGCGTCAAGACTTTTGCGAGTGGGATCAATGTCAGCCAGATCACGCCTTCGGCGAACAACTACATCGGCTTGGGGGCCTCGGGTACGCCTGTCCGGCAGATTGACACCTGGATTGGCAGCAACAACAACAAGCATACGGATGTCTTCCCCTACAACACCTCGACATCGGCCACGCCTGTTGATCTTTTCCTGGATGGGTCCACCACCCGCATGGGTCTTTCTAATGGCGAAGCCTGGTATTACGAAGCCAAAGTTCTTGGGACTCAAACGGGGGGTACTTCGGGTACGGTAGGTGATAGCTTTGCTACCCGATTTACCGGGGTGATCAAGCGTTCTTCCGGCGGCACAACCTCCATGGTCGGATCGACATCGCAGGATATTGATGCTCGCGACACGGGGGCGGCGAACTGGGCGACGACAGTCACAGCAGACACCAGCAATAACGCTTTGAAAATCGCCTGTACTGGCGAAGCCAACAAGACCATTTACTGGCAGTCTAAAGTCTCGCTGGTTCGCATCGGCACTCCTGGAGCTAGCGGTGGTGGCGGTGGCGGCAGCGGTGGCCCCTCAAGCGGCATGGTTTAATCTGGAGTTTGACAAATGGCAACTAGAGTAATAGCCGCCCAGGACAAGACCACTTCGGGGGCGGGCGATGATGTCCAGATTAAAGCCGGTAATGCCAACACCAGCGGGGCTGGTGGTAACATTATTTTGCAGCCTGGCTCACAGGTAACGACTGGTGGAGATGGTTTTGTTCAAATCAAAGGAACAGGCGCCAACACCACACTCAAGTTGACAGAGTCTGCGTACAGCAGAAGTTTTACTTTTGGCATGGATTATTCCGGGGCTTCGCTGTCTGCCGATGGCGGTCTTTCTGGAATTACTCTTTTCAACAAAATGTTCTTAAGTACCTCTGGACTTTTGAGGGCTGCTTATTACAGCTATGTTGGTTTAGGCAATTCAAACAGCCAGCATTATGACAACTGGGGTTTTATTTACCTAAGAAATGATGGCGTCATTAACTGGTGGGGTGATGTTGGTCTTACTTATGGCTCGGTTGGTCAGATTCGTGTTTCTAATGCTTCAACTGGTGGCGGTTCTTTTGCCTACACCTCCTCGACTCCGACTGCGCTATCAACCAATCCAACAAACGATTTAGTCCTCACAGGTTCTGCTTTCCAGCGTTTGTCTGCATCTTCTGCGGTAAGCCTCACGGGTATTGCCCCGCCCAGCACCGGCTCTCACGTCGACGGTCGCCTTATTTGGCTCTACAATGTCGGCTCTTTCAACATCACACTCAAGCACAGCCAAACCAGCACGGCAGCAAATCAGTTTGTGAATGAAGGGGGCGGGGACATTGTCCTCGGACCTAACCGTGTCGTTCAAGCCATTTACGATTCGACGACCACTAAGTGGCGCGTCAACGGTGAAACCTATCCGTATGTCTTCCCCACCACCGACGGCACCAATGGTCAGGTTCTGACCACCAACGGAAGCGGAAGTCTTTCGTGGGCAACCGTAAGTGCTGGGGCTACAGCAAGCGGCACGACCAATTACATTGCCAAGTTCACGGGGGCTTCCACGCTTGGCAACAGTCTTCTTTATGACGATGGGTCAAATGTCGGTATTGGGACGACATCCCCACTCGGTCGCCTTGATGTCGTTGGCGCAAATACTTACGAGCCTATTCGTGCAATTACCAATTCAGCTTCAAATTTGGAGTCGGGAGCCAATGCTACGGTTGGCCTGTCGGTAAACAATAGCAACACAACGGCTGGCAATGGCATTGCAATTAGCTTTGCCACGGCAACTACTAACTCAAACCTTTATGGTGTTGGAGCAGTTGGCTTTAATAGTCTTACCCACACCACCCTTGGCGTACCGCAGGGTAATTTCCAAGTTATTACTAGAGATGCTGGCGGTGGTTTAACTCCGAAGCTCACGATCAACACTAGTGGCAATATAGGGTTTGGAACAACTTCTCCAGACAAAAGACTTACGATTGCAGCGAATGGTCCATCCCCAGGGATCACGATCTACAAGTCTCCAGATGGGACCTTGAATTCGGCACAGCTAGTAGCTGCTTTGGGAACAGGCAGCAGCAATACAAATGCTGGCACAACCGGCGGCAATGAGTATGGCATACTTCAGCTTAATCATAGCGGGACTGTTCGCTGCCAGTTTTACGCCAATGCGGGTGGTGCTGCTGGCAGCAATTTCGTTCTTGACGGCGTCTCTTTTGGGACCACCGCTACCTCGGCTGGCCAAGTCTATATTATTCCAGCTAATGCGGCTAGTAAGGCTCTTGTTGTCCGTGGCGCAGGAAGTCAATCTGCAAATCTAACAGAGTGGCAAAACGATAGCGGTACAGTCTTAGCCAGCGTAGACAATTTAGGAAGGCATATTAAGTCGTACAACTCGGCATCAGGTTTGTCCACCTTTAGCGTGGGCAAGACTGTTTTGGGTGCTGTTCATTTCGCAAACCCCGCCGGGACAAATACATCAACCCGCAACGAAGCAGCAATCACCTTCAGGGGCGATGTTGCCACAGAAGCCCAGGCCGGTATCTATGTCACCAACGACAACAGCACCGGCACGCACATGGCGTTCGCTACGACGGACTCGTATGCGACCGGCCCGCAGCTTGGTCTGACAATTGCGAACACGGGGGCCGTGAGTTTTCCGCGTGCCTCGACCGTAAGCACGCCAGCAGTATGTTCCATCGGTTCTAACAGTAACGATGGTGGTGTTCTAAAACTATACTCAGCTGGTTTCGGTCTGAGAATTACCAGCCTGAATGGGGACATCATTAGCGGTGATGTCAACAGCGTAAACATAACTCCAGGTGCTGCTGGCAATACAACAGGCCTGAATGTTGTGGCGAATATGGGCGCAAATGGCACGGTCGCCGGTTTTACAAACAACGGAAATGTTGGCTCCAAAGTAGTTGTCATCAAAGGAAAAGCTGCTCAGACTGGCAACCTCACTGAGTGGCAGGACAGTACGGGGACGGTTGTTGCGGCGGTGAGTCCGACTGGAGCCTTCACAGGTTCGTCGTTCACGCCCTACGGCACATTTAACTCTACTACGACAATCTTTGGAAATAACTATTGGACGCCGAACCTGAGTGGCGTCAGCAATCCTTCTTCTGGGACATTTACAAAAACAACAGCAACATCTGCTTGGGATTCACATTTTTATTCGACTGAAGGCTATACCAAAAATGTTTATTGTGCAGCAAGAGCCTCGCAGACAAATGGCTCTATCATGCTTGCACTCAACAGTGATCCAACTACCGATGCAAGTTATGTTTCTTTGGATTACGCATGGTATATCAGAGGGGATGGAATCTTAGAAATATACGAAAGTGGAACAGCTATCTCTTCGTATGGTTCCTATACGACTTCAACAGTACTTTCTATTACTTACGATGGTTCTAACGTTCAATATTGGAAAGATGGCGTTATCCAACGAACGGTAGCCAGATCGACAGGTAGCCCACTCTATTTAGATTCCTCGTTTTCGACGCAGAATGCGTCTCTGAACAACGTTCAGTTTGGACCTATCGGCCAACCCTTCGGCATCTCCGGCACCTCCGGCTACCTTCCGAAGTTCACGAGCCAGCAGACGCTTGGCAACAGTATTGTCTACGACAATGGCACAAGTGTGGGCATAAACACATCTTCACCTGCCGGTGTCTTTACCGCAAAAGCTGCGTCTAGCTCAACGCATTTTGTAAACTTCCAAAATACTTCTGGAACTACTGTCGCTTCTTTCTACAGCAGTTCAGCGGGACATGGACAGTTTTATGTCAACGACAATACTGGTTCTGGTAAATTCTCTGTAGTTGCACATGACGCTGCTTATTTTAATCTTCCAGCTTTTGTTAATAACAAGCTGGAAGTTGCGTGTCCAACAGTTGGCACAAAAGGACTTATTGTTAAGGCGTTCTTGGGGCAGACGGCGAATCTGACGGAGTGGCAAAACAGCACCGGGACGGCGCTGAGTATTGTTGATGCTTCTGGTAGAGTTGGCGTAGGCTATAGCGGAAGTTTGGATGCTGTTGCCGGATATTCTTATTCTTTAAGAACTGGTGGCAACATCTTATTGCCAAACACAGGACAAATTGGCTTTTTGAATTCTACTGCGGCTGGTGCTTATGCTACCATTCAATACAACGCCAGCGACAAACTTATTCTTAGCAATTTTAATGCTGCTGGGTTAGGCATAAGTGTCGATGGCGGTGTTGAAAGATTTCTTTTAACAAACACTACGGCAACTTTTAAGACCCTCTTTACTGTTGGCGTTGAAGGCGTTAGTTCGTCCAATGTCAATTTCTATGTGAAAGCTGCATCGGGCCAGACAGCAAATATACAGGAATGGAGAAACAACGCTGGTACCACGCTGTCTGCCATCAATAGTGCGGGCAGCTTTACTAATAACGGCGGATACAGTCAGTCAGAAGAATTTGGAAACGGCGCTACTGTAAGTAATAGTTATGCGACAGCAATAGGATATGCGGCTGTTGCTGGTCAGTTATCTACTGCGGTTGGGGCTAACGCCATAACCAGCGGAGTTACATCGACAGCACTAGGCGCAGACGCTAATGCTGATGGAGGGTCAACTGCTGTTGGAAGGTCAGCCGCAGCTTCTGGTGGTTCCGCAGTAGCCATTGGAGTAAACTCTTCGGCGGTAGGAAATAACTCAATAGCAATTGGCAGGCTTGCCGCTTCAAACGGCGGCATAGCTATTGGGTACAACTTTACGGGCGGAGGGGTTGGTTACACTAATTTTAATGCTTCAACTAATGGACTAGCAACAACTGGAGCCATAGCCGTATACGCTGGCGATGGTGCTACCAACGGTAATTTTAGTCGCCAGTACTCTATCCTTGGCGCGTGGGCTACTGCAACATACGCATCACGCCTTGGTCGTGTTCAGTTGCGTGTCAACGACTACACAACAGATCGTGAAGCGATTCGCTACGAGTCGGACGGTGCAAACGCCCTGACCAGCATCGGTGGCAGCGCAATCATCGCCAGCACCACGCTTGCGGTTCAGTCAGCCGCTTTGGCTAATAAGGGTCTTGTCGTCAGGGGGGCTTCTGGACAAACGGCTAATCTTCAAGAGTGGCAGAATAACGGCGGCACCGCCCTAGCCTACATGGATGCCAACGGCAACTTCTTCGCCGTCAGCAAGAGCTTCTTGATTGATCACCCCACCCCCGCCAAGGCCGCAGAAGGCAAGAAGCTTCGTTATGCCTCATTGGAAGGTCCAGAGAATGGCGTCTACTTTAGAGGCAGGCTGGAGGGAGAGAGCGAGATTGTCCTGCCCGACTATTGGAAAGACCTGGTCGATCCAGAGAGCATCACGGTTAACTTGACCCCGCGCAAGCGACCCCAACCCAACCTGTTTATTGTTGACGCCAACGCAGAGAAGGTGACTGTCGGAGGCGAAGCCGACATTTGCTGTGATTTCATCGTGTACGGCACACGCAAGGACATTGCTAAGCTGGAGGTGGAGATCGATGGGAACAGCTTATAATCCCTCGATAACAAACTCTGGGCTGATTCTGTGCGTTGATGTAGGCAATCCCCGTTCTTACCCTGGGTCGGGCACCACCATCAACGACATCAGCGGGCAGGGCAACAATGGCACGCTCACCAACAGTCCATCTTACAACGCTGGAAACGGCGGCTATCTGACTTTTACGAGTGCGTCCTCGACTTATGTTTCCATACCGTATTCGGCCTCGCTGGATACCCCGACCGGATGCACGCACGAAATCTGGTTTTATCCGACTGGGGTCGGGGAGTTTTTCAGTCGTGGCACCTCGGATTCCGGGGCAACGCCAGACAACCCAAGGCTTTATGTTAGCGCAACCGGAAGCGTTTATTTTGATTGGTCATCTCCCGCCGCAGATCGCTACGGTGATATTGCCGGGGCGGCGACTATGAACGCTTGGAATCAGGTCGTTCTTCAGACCCTCCCCAGCACAACCATGAAGCTTTATACCAACGGTGTTTACAAAGGCGCCAGCTCCATCGGCGGCAACATGCCAGCCACTATTCCCAACACCGCCAACCCCATCATCCTTGGTGGTGCCACCTGGATACCTCGGTATTTTTCAGGACGAATCGCCATCGTGCGTATGTATAACCGTGCCTTAAGTGCCGATGAAATATTGCAAAATTACAACGCTGTGCGTGGGAGGTTTGGACTCTAATGGGACTTAGCCACTCGCCATCGACAGTAACCAACGGCCTGCTTCTCGCCGTAGACGCAGCCAACCCGCGTAGCTACCCAGGCTCTGGCACGACCTGGAATGATCTGAGTGGTAACGGCCACAACGGCACGCTCACAAATGGCCCGACTTTTGCCGCCGGGAACAGCGGTCATATCGTTCATACGGGGGCTTCTAATCACCATACTGCGATAGCGAATACCACAGCCTTACGGCTGACGACATCGGTAACCCTTCAAGCGATGATTTATCCTACCTCTTACCCAAACGGAGGGGGAGGGGGCGGTTTTCTAATTGCCATGCCTGGTGCTTATTATCTTGAATTAAAAAATTCTGGGGTGCTACGAACTTATTTTTACGGTTTGAGCAACGCAGGATATCACGATGGCACTAATACTGTACCGTTAAATCAATGGTCTCATGTTTCAGTTGTCCGCGACCAATCTGCCAACACCATCGTGACCTACATCAATGGAGTGGTAGATCGCACCGTCAGCAGTATTACTGGCTCTATGACTACCGCGGTGAATACCCTGCAAATTGGTGCCTTCAGCGGTGGTGGTTATAGCTTTAATGGCCGAATTGCCAACGCTCATGTTTACAATCGAGCCTTAAGTGCCACAGAAATTTTGCAGAATTTTACCGCTATGCGTGGGAGGTTCGGCCTATGAGCGTTTACGCAGGACCAAACATCCCCACCGATGGTCTCGTCATGCTCTGGGACGTTGCTGATCGCAATTCCTATCCAGGGACCGGCACTATTTTGTATGACCTAAGCGGAAGAGGAAATAACGGCACCCTTGTAAATACGGTGGCGTTTGACAGTACTACTGCCAACGGCATCCTTGAGACCAACGGGGTTGATAGTCAAATTACGGGTGGTCCCAACCTTCAGACTGTAAATCACACCATCATCACGGGTTCCAGAAGAAAACCAGGGTCTGCCTACAACGGCAGGGTGGTGAGTTCCAATGGTGGCAACTGGCTCTTGGGACATCATGGTGGGTCTGGAAACAAATACTACGCCGAAGGCTGGGTGGTGAATGGGTCGGCAGACGGGACTGTTTGGGCGATATATGCAGGTATAGGCAATTATAGTTCTGATATATGGACATTATATAGCAACGGCGTTTCTATTGGCAGCAATAACGGCGGCGTTTACGGACCTTCCTCCTTCTGTGTCGGCGCCTGGAACTCGTCCAGCGAAAGAAGTCAAGCTCAATTGAGCTTTCTGATGGCCTATAGCCGGGTATTGTCAGAAGAGGAAGTTATCAGAATTTATGTGGCTATGCGCGGTCGTTTCGGAATATAGGAGCTTATCATGGCTGATTCGGACAAGAATATCGTAATTACCCCCAACCGCTCCCAAACGGCCCAACCAACCATTGTCTTTACCGGCAAAGGCAATGTGCCGATCACCCTTAAGTTGCTTGATGATTCCAACGGGACTATGAGCTTTGAGGGGTCATCAGGGCAGCTTTTCTCCATCAATAACAACCTCGCCTCCGGAACGATTTTTTCCGTCAACGACATCTCTGGCGTGCCGATGATTGATGTCGATGCGTCGGGATTGGTGAGGCTGGCACCTTTGGGGGGGACCACATACAGCAATACCCTATATGGTGTGCCAAGGACGGTGGCCGGGTCAGGCAACAGCGTCACTATTCGTGCCGCTGACGGCTTGACGAGCGGGGCGGGCGGCAGCATTATTTTGCAGCCTGGCCAACAGGCGACGACAGGTGGAAATGGGGTGGTCGTTGTTCGGCAACCTGGCGGCACCGCTGGTACTGATGAATTACAAATTTATCATGATGGCACCCATACTTATTTTGCGAATAAAGATACATCTGGAAATATTTATTTCGATGTTCCAACTGGTAGTAATCCTGGATTGTTTATTAGGCGCTCTGATTTCACGACGCAAAGCCTGAAGCTGACCGCTGGAGATATTGACAATCTGGCGACTGTTCAGTCTGTTTCCGCAGATATGCAATTGCGCTCTGGATCAGGCGATGTCTGGATTAGACCAGGAACTGCCAGTAATTATGTAACCAATTGGTTTGCTCTTCGCCTCCGCAATCTGAACGGTCAAAATGGGGCAATTCTTAGAATTCCCGGCAATAATCCAGCCGGTATTTTGCAGCTTTATGACAATGCGGATTCATCTGGCGGCTCAATAGCTTATCCGGCTGCTACCCCGACAACTCTTGCTGCTAATACGAATGACCTTGTTTTAAATAGCTCTGCTATTCAGCGACTGTCGGCCTCTGCTGCTTACAACCTAACTGGCATTGCACCCCCAGCCACGGCTTCTCATGCTGATGGTCGTGTGATCTGGCTTCATAATGTTGGCTCTTTTAATATCACGCTCAAACACAGTCAATCCAGCGTAGCTGGTAATCAGTTCATCAATGAAAACGGCGGCGACATCGTCCTCGGCCCCAACCGCATCGTCCAATGCACCTACGACGGGACATCGACGAAGTGGCGGGTTCACGGGGAAATGTACCCGTACAATCTGCCTACGGCAGACGGCACTTCTGGCCAAGTCCTCTCGACGAACGGGAGTGGAACCCTCTCCTGGACTACCGCCTCCGGCGGATTGGGTGGGTCGGGAACGACCAACTACATCGTGAAGTTCACGGGTAGCACCACGGCTGGTAATAGCCAGATATTTGATAATGGCACGAATGTTGGTATCGGCACGGCTTCGCCGAATTCCAAAGTTACCATCGGCGCAGATTTCGCATCCATCACGGGCATGACCATCGACACCGGAAACGGCACCGACTCTGGCTTGGTGATGAGAAAAGCAGCAAGCAAGACTGCTATGGGCTTTTTGCCTTGGGACAGCGATGCCTACATTACTGCTGGAGTGTATTACGACGGTGGTGCCTGGGTGCATCACAACGCAAACAACAACAATCAATTATTTGTAATGTCGCCTGGGACCGGCATTTCTTGGTATGCCAGCAATAATGGAACTGGTTCATGGAATGTTGCTAACGGTATCACATTGTGGAATGACGCTGGCACATGGAGACAGCCAGTAGATGCAGTCGGCACGGGTGGATCGACCGTCAATGCTCTGGGAACAGCCCTGATACGCGTTTCGCCGTCGTCGCAAAACACCTACGCCGCTCTTGAGCTTCGCACCCTCAACGCCGGGACCTACGGCGGCGCAGGACTGATGGCTGTCAACGACACCAACTATGACAGCAATCTCGTGTTCTACACCAACCCCGCTGGCAGTACCACTCGCGCCGAGCGGATGCGTATCCATAAGAATGGTGACATCGGCATTGCTATCGGTGGCAAAATCGCCCAGGGGTTGGGGTTTGCCGGAAACGCAAGTGCGACATCGTACAACTATATCGATTTGTACAATGGCACAACGGGTGAACTTGGACTTCGCACGGTTGGTAGCTTCCCGCTAATTTGTTATACGGCGAACACCGAGCGGTTGCGAATTGACTCTTCTGGCAATGTTGGAATTGGCACGGCTTCGCCAAGCACAAAACTTCATGTGGTTGGTGCTGTAAGATCTAGTGGTTATTCTGGCGGCGGTGATGGAACATATCTTGCTTTGACAGGCGATTTGCCTGGCTACTCAGCAAACACTTACCCGACCTTGAGATCGGACGGAAGCATTTATTTTGCTGCTAGCGATAGATATTCTGCTTACTTATACAGCGTAGATAATTCTTTTAATATTTGCAATACATCTACGCAATGGAGAGTAAGACTTCATCCTAACGGGACAAGTTATTTTACTGGCGGCAGCGTGGCTTTCGGCGACACCGCTGCAACTGGTGGCGGTCAAGTTTATGTTGCGCCAACTTCAGCAGGTACGAAAGGCTTAGTGGTTCGTGCAGCGGCTACGCCGACGGCAAACATCCTTGAAGTCCAGAATAGTTCGGGCACCAACCTGGTTTATGTTGACCCGACCGGCGACCTTGTGGTCGGCAGTCTCAGTGCAGGCACTTTCCCAACGGGCGCATTGGCACCTCTGCATGTCACCCGTTCCACCACGGCTGTGTCTACGGCTATTGCAGCTTGGCCAACCGCCGAACCCGAAACCCAGACCCACGCCCGCGTCGTTGCTTACATGTCGGATGGCGGCAACGGTGGAACCGCAACTGTCGGCACGGGCACTACGAACATTGTTCAGTTTGGCGAGTACTACACAGGTCGTGTTGTCTTGATGCCTTTGGGGGCTGGGAGTGGGACTCCGGCTGACCAGAACTCTGGGGCTGGTCGCGACATCATGCTGCTGGGTGGCAAGTCCGACAACTCGGCTGGCAAGACGGGTGGGCGGGTGTTCATTCAAGGTGGGACCGGCTTCGCCGGAGCCTACGGCACTAACTTCGGTAATGTTGTTCTTCAGGCTAATGGTGGGAATGTTGGCGTTGCCGTCACCAGCCCACAATCGACGCTTGATGTCCGTGGCATGACCATTATCACCAATAATAGCGGTAGTAACTACAATGAAAATTTAAGACTTCCCGAATCTTCTAGTGGGTATGCGACTATTCATATGGGTGGTTCGGTAGCCACGACTGGCACCGGAGCAAATCAATGGTCCATCCTTAAGACGTCGGCTGGCCTCTCCCACCGTTTTGAAATTCGGCACAATACTTCTCAGTATTTTGCAATTACTACGGCTGGTGCTGTTGGTATAAACGAGACTTCTCCTGGGGCGCAACTTCAAGTAAATACTGGTGCGGCTGCCACCAAGGGCCTGATTATAAAAGGCGCAGCCTCGCAATCTGCAAACTTGACAGAATGGGTTGCAAGCGATGGCGTTGTTACTGGTCAATTTTCCCCAGACAGCGTTCTAACTGTCGGTCGCCCAGAATACGGAACTATTTATGTCGGCAGTTACTATCCAGGTTTTATTATCGATCATTTTTCACGAAGTGTGCCTTCGACAGTTGGCAATTATGTTGAACTTTTCAGGACGGCTCGTGCTGGTGGTCTGCCAATTACTTTAAGGGTTAGTTTTGGTCGCGCAGGTTATCGAACGGTTCAAAAAGTATACAGGCTCAACAATAGCCTTTATGATGCTGATAAAGTTATTATTCCAGAATATTCGACCACCGGTACTGAATACCAGTCTGGCGCACCAGATGATGATTTTGAACTTGAAGTTGCTACTTATGATACCTACAATCAAAGTTTTAGGCTAAGAAGAACTGTTTCAAGTGGTGTTGCTGTCACAGCCGACATAGGACTTTTTGCCTATAAATCCTACATGAGTTCTTCGGGCGGCATAACCAAAATTTCTGGAACGGGAACTTCTTCGATTTCTTTGACGAATTGGCACGCCACACCTTTTAGGACTCAAACCATAACCGGCCCTGTGCCAGCAGCAAACAATGGCGCAGGCACCAATCTTTCAATTGCTGCAAGCAGTGGCGCCGGGACTGGGGCTGGTGGCTCCTTGTTCTTGTATGGCGGTAGCGGTGCTACAACCGGAGCTGGAGGCTCCATCATTTTGCAGCCTGGCCTACAGGCAACTTCTGGAGGCAACGGCATCGTCGTCGTTCGTCAGCCTAGCGGCACGGCGGGCACAGACGAAATCCAGCTTTCACACGATGGCGGCAAGGGCAGTATTATCAACAAAGATGGGACATTGCAACTGGGTGGGGCAAATATTGCCATTCGGAATAGTGCCAATAATGCAAATACCACATTAACAGCAACAGCTATCTACGCCACCAGCATTAACAGCAATAATTCTGTTAACTCCGATGGCGTAACAAACGACAGCTATTCTTGGGCGATTGATGGTTCTAGCTTAAACTGGAACAGTAGCTTCAACATACGGGTTAGTTGGTCCCATATTAAAGGATATGGCGGGGCCGGGATGGCCTATGTTGGCGATGGTACTAATAATACCTACGCTACGCTGCATATTACTGACGGCGGTTCAAATGGTGGTTCGCTTGCCTATCGAGCGACTAATGTTTCAATCACAGCCAACACCAACAATCTGACTCCTTCCACTTTTTCTGCAATGCAAAGGTGGAGCAGTACTGCAAATTACAATGTGACTGGATTTTCTCCTGGTGGGTCAACTAGTTTTGGTGGCGGCACACCCACATGGATTCATGCTAGCGGTCGAGTAATCTGGGTTCATAATGTTGGTTCTTACAACATCACTCTGAAACACGAAGACGCCAACAGTACTGCGGCAAACAGATTCACAAATGAAACCGGAACTGATTTGATTTTGCCGCCGAACAGCATGGTCATGTTGACTTATGACAGCACAACGACAAGGTGGCGGGTACACACGCTAAGTAATGTTGTAACCAATTCTTCATCCACGACCAATATAAGTGCAGCCACCAACAACTTGGCTTTGTCTGGTTCTAATTTCCAAAGGATGAATTGTACTGTCGCTTGCAACTTGACCGGAATTGCCCCGCCCTCTGGTGGCACGCACTACGATGGCCGAACCATGCGTCTTTACAACACAGGTACGGCCAACCTCACCCTCAAGCACAACAGCACCAGTTCAGACATCGCCAACCGGTTCTGCTGTGTGCAAGCTGTCGATATTATTCTCGCCCCCCGCGACTACGCCGAACTCATTTGGGACGGCACGGACGGTGGGCTTGTGGCTGGTCAGAATAACCCATGTTGGAGGGTCGCATAATGGCTGGTATTTCTCGTCGATGTAAGAGAAGGCCGAGGGGTGGTGTCGGTGGTTGTCCTGGCCAAGGGTCGGGAACCCCACCGACGGTCTATCCTGGTGGAACCTCAAGTGGCGTGATCAAGAGAAGTACGACAAATCCGCCAGCCCCGCCCCCCAGGACTCCACCCAAACCTGTTGTCAAGTCTGCCACGACTGTGGTGATTCCCTTCACTTCACCCATTGTGCCTACAACTTCAGGCATAACGGTGACGGTGACGAAAGTTTAAGAGGTCACCATGTCCGGTACGCCGTTTCCAACGACCACAACGACTACGTCGACTACGACTGGTGGTTTTACTACTACGACTACTACTTCGACTACGACTACCACCACAACGCCGACCACAACCACCACCACGACCCTAACCCCGACCACGACCACATCGACGACGGCAGCCCCGGTCAATGCGTCCCTAACACTAGCTACAGCCGACCCCGTCTACAACGATGAGGCCATGGTCTTCACCCTGAGTGGGGTGACCATTTCCCCCGGCGACATCATCACGGTCACCATCGCTGACAACACCATACAGTCTGCAATCGACGGCACCTATGTGACGGGGCAGACTTTCCAGAATACCGATGTGTTCAACTGCGTGGGGGCGACTCTTTTTCTGGATCAGTACGCCACCAACTTTGGCCCCAACAGCGGAACCTGGAATGACCTGAGCTACAGCGGGAATGACGCCACTTTCGTCAGCAACCCCACCTATTCCGACTCCAACGACGGCTATTTCATCTTTGACGGCACCGCATCCTATGCCTACGGCAGCGCCGGTCTGACCAACAACGCTGACTTCAGCGTGAACTTCTGGATGTATTACATCAGCAATAATGCCACCGAGCAGGGTATTCTGTCGACTTGGGATACCAGCTGGAATGGATTTGCCATTGGGACGAGTGGGACGGGGGCGAACATCCGGTCTTGGACGAACAACGGAGCCGGTGGCGGGTTGAACTGGGCCACAACGGCCAGCATCCGCAACGGCTGGCATATGTTCACTTTGACCTATAAGTTTTCGACCAAGACCCAGACGGTCTACATCGACGGGGTCAAGAAGGGGACAGAATCCTTCGGGTCGGCCATTACCCACTCCACGCTCCAGATCGCCAGGGGTGGGGCCACGGGATCGAGCCAGTTAGCCTCTTACCCGTTGACGAACGCTTACATAACCCATCTAGGGTTTTACAACAGCGTGTTCACAGACAACCAAGTCGCTTATATGTTCAGCAGAATAAAAAGCCGATTTGGCTTGTAGTTTGAAGTGTATTATATGGTGACCTTTCCTTTTTAGGAGTTTTTGATATGGCACAGTGGATTGAAGCTACCGAACCCAGCGTTGTCCCCCCGATCGCCGAGAAGGTGTTCGACAAGTGGCGGATTGAGCAGTTCAGCACGGTTGGTGATGGGGTGACCTCCCCCGTCCAACTGCATGTGATTTTCGTGAAAAGTCGCGTCTACAACGAGACGGTGACCAATCCGGAAACCAACGAGACCACTTCGGTCGAGAAGGTTGAAGTCAACTCCAGCATCAAGACCAACCTGTTCGTCCCCAACCTGTACGAACTCGCCGCCGAAGACGCCGATGTCGCCCAGGCTTTCGGTCTGGTCGTGGCTGCTCTCGACAAGATCGCCAAGGCCAAAGGCGTTATCTGATGTACAAGGCAACGATCGGCGTTGTCCTTGGGGTATCCAAGACGGGCCAGAGCCTTACCGCTCAACTTGTCAGCCCCAGCGGCACGCCGGTCGGGAGCCTGATCTCTGGCGGATTCGTCGAGATTGGCCAGGGCAACTACATGTGGACTTACGACCAGTTCCCGGCCAGCTTCCGGGGTGGCGTTAAGTTCTTTTCTGGCAACAACTTAATGGCGTTCATGACCATCAACCCAGAGTTGCTGGAATATGTGGATGCCCC